TAGGGTGTCTTTTAACCATTCTACTGTTGTCTGTTTTACTTCCATAACATTCTAATTTTTTATTTTTAACATTCCACAAATCTTTTTTTCCCTCAGTCATATGACAATTGTGTTTCTTACCGGTTCTCTCAGCAAAATCAACAATCATATCGTTATGACGATTACGAATAAAATGTGGACATTCTTTACAAGGTTTTTTCACCTTACAAAGGTAGGAAATTAAATTTGATTAAACAAATTATTTGGGGGTTATTCTATACTTAAAAAAGGGTATATTACTTTTAATTTTTTTAACATCCAAAATATCATCATAATTTACTTTTAACATTTCCTCATAAGAAAGTGTATAATCATTATCGTCGTAATTTGATGTTAATTCATCACCTTTTTTAATATTTTTTATTGTTTTACCATAAATCTTATTACCAATTCTGGTGTTTTTAATATTTGGGTTATAACTGTGATTTAAATACCTCAATGGTTCACCACCAAAATATGATCCACCCTCAATTATTGCATATAAATAAGTTGTATTTTTTTTAATATCTTCTTTTGCAAAAAGACCTTTTCCGGCAATTTTACTTTTTTTTACCTCAATTTTATCATAAATTGAGTTATCTAATTTTTTTTTATCTGACTCTGTAATATAATTATAACTAGTTTGGATTGGTCTTTTACCATATCTTTTTTCCATAAGTTTTTGGTGTAATTCCCAATCTAATATAGATTCATTTGTTTGACCTTTTTCGTCAGGAATTAATGAATAAACTTTTGATATTCTTTTAATTAGTTTTGTTGCAACATAATTAAATCTTTCACATTCATCTTTGAAAAAGTCCATCTCTCTATTTTCATATTTTGTTACGTGATTACGATATTTGTTAAGAAGTTTTGTTTTGCTTTCTGATGGTGCTTTTCCTCCAAACAATTGTGAAAAAGGTCCCATTTTTGAAAACATAGTTTCTTCATGGGATAAAATATATTTTTCAAAAAATTCCATTTTTGTGTTTGATAAATTAATATAAACTAACTCTAAAACCATTTTTATATTTTCTTTGGGTGAATTTTCTTTTGGATTTTCTCCGGCATGTTCAAGTAAAGCAAAAACTCTATCCATTTGATCGTACAAACTTTGAATTAAATATTCAAAAGAAAAATTTTGTATTTTCTTTAATTCTTTAATTACATCATCATTCATTAAAAATTCATAAAAATTTTCTCTTGTAATTCCTTTTTGAGTCATTCTTGATGCAACTTCTGTTGGTCTAACCACATTTTCTTCATTTTGAATAAAATAACTATATCTCATAAATTCATTAATAACTGGTATTCCAAAGTTTAGTCGACCTGAAGAGTAAGTTTGGTAATCCGCAGTATCACCGGCTAATCCTTTTGTTTTTTTACTTCTTTTAAATCTGTGCATTAATTCATGGGCCATTGTTGATATATTTTGTGTTTCATATTGTATAAAACTATTATATAAATCACTTGGTTGCCATCCTTCTGGAACAATAAACTGAATAAATAAATCAATAGTTGATGTTTCAGCGTTAATTTGCATCATAATACCCTCATCAAAATTAAATTCATTTCCAACACCCATTGAAGCAATTACAGCTTCAGTACCATCATATTCCTCTAATTCTTCAACTTTTATAAGTAAATTTAAATTTGTAAAATTTACATCAGAAACCCTTAAATCAATTTCAATATCTTCAAATAAGTATTTTTCTTTATTTGAGTTAATTTCTTTTAATTTACTCTTAACAATATCATATAGTACTTTTCCTTCATCAAGGATATTTTCCGGAACACCTACGGCTTCTTTGATTAATTTTAATTGAGATTCTGTTATAATGATTTTCATAATAATAAATATAATGGAGTTGTGATTTAACCCACAACTCCAACTAAATCATCTAAATGGTGATCTCCGGACATATCAGACCCTATTGGTCTTTTATCCATAATTTTAATGATGTCTGAAATATCATATGGGTCCATACCATTTCCATCAACACCAACATCCATTTTTTTACCATTACCGAATTTAGCTTCTCTTCCAAGATGTACGTGTCCGTGCAAATGGATTACACCTTTGTTTAGACCGTTCCAGCTTTGGAGTGGATAATGACATAAAACAAAGTTTCTATCATTTATTTTAACTTCAAGGTAGTGTTGAACACTTAAAAATCGTCCTTGAATAAAATCTCTATTTTTTTCTATACTTGTATCATGATTTCCTAATATAAGGTGAATGTTTTTACACACCAGTCTATCAAGGAATAATCCGATATTATCAAATCCCCCAAATGAAACATCACCTAACATTATTAGTGTGTCGTCTTGTCCTACCATATTGTTAATACCGTCAATAAGTCTTTCGTTCATTTGGTCTATGGTTTCAAAATCCCTCACCGAATCAACTGGTATTTGTCCATCCTTGGTTCTCCAGTTTGTCACACCACGAACAATGTTTTTGTGTCCGTAGTGTGTATCTGAAGTGATATATACTTTTCCTGTTGTTAATATTTTTTTAAAGCTCATAATTTTTATTTTTAAGGTAAATCATCTAAATAATCTATATTATAATTTACATCTGGTCTACTACTAATTGTTTGGATACTAGGAGGTTCAGGACTAATCGGTTGTAATCTTGCTTGTATCCCCATTAATGTCCTCATCCTAGTAATCATTTCATCTGAAGATATATTTTGTCTTGAATCGTTACTTATTGTCTCAATTACATCTCCGCTAAGTGTCGTACCTGTAATGTAATTACCACCAAAGACATGTCTACCATCCCACATTCTAAGTGCCATATCTCTTCGTGATACAATATCATTCGGAATTTCAGATATTTTAATACCAGTTAAGTCTATAGTTCTTTCATCCTTTTGTAATTCATTTCTAATTTTTAAAAACAATTCATCTGGAATCCAGTCTATAAACATTGGACTAACTTCACTATCGTCCGCGGTCCAAGCTTGGAATTTATCATTTCTGTAATCCCTTGAGAAAGCGATTTTAGTGTTGATTTTTTTATTTAACACATAAATCAACCTATGTGTTGTTAAATATTGATTCCAATACTTTTCCTGTGTAACACACCATTTTGTGTTTGCACCATACGCTTGTGACGCTTCAAAACTTAATGGTGTTAGAATAAACCAGGTATCATCCTCATAAATTTTTAAAATTTCTTTTTCAAGTTTTTTTCTGTTTTCAATTTCTTCGGCGGCTTTAACGACATCGTTTAATTCTAAAAAATTAGTATACTGACTAATATCTTTTTGTTTAATTCTATTTGCTCTTGAGTGTCTTTCAAATTCATTTAGAGTTTCAATTTCACCAGAACCAAATAGGAATACACCCATATATCCCATGAACTCCTCTTTATTTGGACTATAATACTGACTATCTCTTTTGAAGTTTTTAATCAAAAATTCTATATACTTGTATGAATCGGTTGGGTCCAAATAAGAAATTATATCAATTATTGATACATTTAAATCCGGATGTTGTTCTTTTAATCTATCTAATCTACTCATAATTTTATTTCAAAACGATTTTTCATTTGTTCTATTTTATCTTCTGGAACTCCGTGTTGGTTTATTCCTTCGTGACGATTTTCAACAATTATTGAAAATACTTTATACCCATACTGTTTTGCGAGTTCAAGGTATGGCTCCATCTCCCACTCTTGAGTGAAAGTATTTGACACAACAATTTTTTCACGAGCAACAGCCATATCAGTTTTAACCCTATCTAAACACCAAGCGTGAGCATTTTTAATTTTTGTTCCGTCAAAAACGTAATTACTTTCTTGGTCCAAAAAATACATGTCAGCTTCGTAATGATTATCAGATAAAGTTTTAGCAAATGTACTCTTACCACTTCCAGGGATTCCTCTTACGATATATAATATTTTTTCCATAGTCATTATGCTTTAATCCAACTTGCCCAGTTTTCTGGATTTACTTTAATTAAACCTTTTTCAATCAAATCATAAGCAATATAAGAAGTTTTATAATAAAAATATTTATCATAACCTTTTTTATCTTTTGTTAAAAACTCAATTAGATCAAAATTCCATACTACACCATCTTTTTCAAGTTTGTCCAAAAATAACTGTTCTTTCTTTGTGATTTTCATACTACAAAGATATATATTTTTTTTTAATAAAACAAGAAAAGGAACCATTTCTGATTCCTTTAATTTGGGTCGACATTGAATGTCAACTCTCCACCACCTTGTTTTGATAGAACAAGGAAACTAGTTTGTAACCAACGCCTCAATCTTACTCTTAACCTGTTCGGTTATTGATATTTCTTTTGTGTTTGTAACTATAATACAGTCAACCAAAGTTTTTGCTGGTATGTTTACATAAAATGTATCACCATTAAAAAAAGATAAATTTTCTTTTAACTCAACACTTGCATGGACCATTTTCAAAAACAATCTAAATTGTGTTTGATCCATAAATGTTTCATTCAATAACTCACCAAATGTTTCGTGTAATATTCTTATGTTAAATCCTATTTTCATAATACAAATATAGAACAAATTTTGATATAAAACAAAAAATCCCATGAATTATTTTACTAATCTATGGGATTATTTTTTTAGTAACCAACTAATAAATTTGAAAGGGGTGGTTTTTTTGTTTTGTGTATTATAAATACATCTAAATTTTCAAAAATTCAATGTTACTTGAAGATTTTTTCAATTATTTTCTTTAATTGATCATTATTTCTGTTAATCGGTATCTCGTCTTTACCAAAATATTCACACATTGTGTGTTCGTGTCCATCTTTTGCTTTTTTAAGATCCGGTTCCAACTTACTTTTTGAGTTATGATAAAAGACAAACATTACACCTTTTTTATCTTTTAGATTGTTTTTATAGATATGTAATAATCCTGCCAGATCTAACTTACCATTTATTTTTAAATTGGTCTCTTCTTTAAATTCTCTTAACGCACCATCCTTTGGGTCCTCACCTTTTTCTAGGTGTCCGGATGGAACGGACCACTCATTTGGTAATGATTCTTTGGGTCCTCTTTTACAAAGAAGAACTTTATCTCTGTATTTTACTATTATACCACCGTATCTTTTGAATTGACTCATATTTATAAATATGGAATTAGTTATAAATAATAATTTATTTAATGTAAAGACTGTCATGACCCGAAAAGACATTGAAAGGGGTATGATGGGTAAAAAATTCAACAAAGATTTTAATGGTATGTTATTTTTAATGGATGATAAAGAACATTCTTTCTGGATGAAAGATTGTATTACATCACTTGACATAATCTTTATTAAAAATAATAAGATAACTAAAATCCATAAAAATTGTAAACCGTGTAGAACTGATGATTGTGAAAGATATACCGGTAAGGGTGATATGGTCTTAGAAATAAATGGTGGTGATTGTGATAAATACGATATTGTTGTTGGTGATAAACTAATTTTCCAGGATTAATTATTTTATACTAACCGTATTATCAAGTATATTGGGGTTTTCAATTAATTTATCCGGAGTTGTTTTAACCATTAAAGCTGTCCCACTTTTAGATTTAATAGATAAGTTATTTGAGTATTCATTTATTGGTTTATCAAATCTAAGTATTGATGTGTAGTTACCTAACTTTAATTTTTCTATACTAACCTTATCTAACTGATTTAAAAATTCCATTGAGTATTCTGGAACACCCTTACTGAATTTATTATCTGAGTAGTTAAGCCAAGACTTATTGTCTTTTGTTTCTAATGCAGCTTTAATTGCTTTTTCAAGATCGTCAACATTTTCAAAGTCACATTGTATTTTAATTATAAAATCGGTATAATTTTCTGAAATCACAACATTAGTTATACCTTTTTGTTTCGATAGTAAAGTTTTGAATTTACTTACCTTATTTTTTATTTCAGGAAGTTTCATAACTTTTTTACCATCAATAGAATCAAGGGCTAAAATTGAATTTACATTTACTTTACTTTGACTCAAATTGACTGCGTACTTGAATGTCCCTGAGCCGTCAAGGTTTAATTTAATATCATCTATGATTTCAACACAAGAGGTTAAAATAAAAAGTAAAACTAAATAAAGGTATTTCATTTTTTTTCTAATTGGTTGATGTGATGTTGCAAATACCAGACCGCTTTCTTCAAATCTTCCAATTCTTTTTCTTTATTTTTTTTACCAGCTCTTGAGATATATTTTACGGTATTACCTAAAGCAAAGCCTAGGTCCCAGGCATCAATAACTTTTATTGCCTCGTAAAGATTTTCTTCACCACCATAATGATTTGGGTGGTTTACCATTTCATTTTCAGAATGATGTTTCTTGTGTTTTCCCATAGTGCGTTTCAATAATTTGTTTTTGGTTCACATATGAAATCAACTTTCTTTTGAAGAGTGGTAGTAATGTTTCATTTATTGGAAAATTTCCCCTACTTATCATTTCAACCACCGGAAGTTTTGATTTACCTTCTGTGTTCCATTGACTAAATGTAGTTATTATTTTGGGTATTGTCAAATCATTTTTTTCTTCGTCATAAATAAGATTAACAACTACTTTGTTTTCTGGTGATCCTTTGGCCGCTGGTTTATTCTCATATTCCCAAACAAATAATTTATTTATTTCTTTATCAAAATAATAAAAATATCCTTTTGATGATAAAACATTTTTAATGTTCTTTTTAACTTTCAAATGAATACTATCAAAAACTAATTCCCAAACCGATTTTGCAATTCCAAAATACTCAAACATTCTTGGGGCTGAGTAAGTTAAAATCTTAATAAATTCTTCATACTCATCATGTGACATTTGTGGAACTTCTTTGATTTTAAGGTCCTTAACAAGTAATTCATCATCAACCGATGTAAATCTTTTTGTTGTATATAAGAGTTTTTTATCTTTGACTAAAGTTTGTAAGTTTGCTAAATGTAATGACAACTCAATAAAACTTGGATATAACTCCATTTTATCTAGTTTTTCACCCATTTTTTGGAAATATGATAGTAACTTGTATTCTTTGTGTTCTCTGTCAATTGGTTTTTCAAACATCCAGTCGGTGCTCATCAAAAATTCTATTTTCTTTTTTCTTGCCATTTGACATAATAATAATCATTTAATATTACCTGTAAATATTAATTAGTTCTCATTACAATATAATTATTACCATTTATTCTTATTTCGTCGTAAGATCCGTTGTAACTATTTAAAACTTCACCGTAATCACTATCATTAACTAATTGTTCTTTTAATCTTCTGGTATCAATAAAATCATCAATCTCATAACCTCGACCTGTTAACCACCTGTAAGGATCATCACCAATCTCGTCATCTAAATAATTTTCAACAGCATCACTAATACTATCTTCATCCGGATCACCATCTGGATTATCTTTTATTTCTTGTATTTCATATTCAATATCTGATATTCTACTGTCTTTATCATCTTGTTGATCGCTAGTATCTTCATCATCATATATTTTATTTGGGTCTACTGTAACACCGTCTTTATCTAAAACCCAATTACCACCTTCTTCATAATATTCAAAATTATTACCTTCCTCATCTTGGAAATCAAAAACTCCACGACTATTTTTTGTTGGGTACTGAACTGGAAATCTTACACCGGTATTTTCAAAGATATATTTTTCCATTTCAAGTAACCAAATTTCTTCCTTCTGACTTCTACTTAATTCTTTTTCAACACCATAACTTTCTGGTGATTCTCTAATCCACTCTTCAACCATATCTCTAAATTGGTCTTTAACTTCTTCTTCATCAATAAAATAAGAAAGATAATCTTTGGAATAATATTCTGTTGGTCTATCTACCATCTCTTCATAATAATCTTCAACTGATTGATCAGCTTCATCTATTGTTCCGACAGCATATTCATGACCGGTTGATAAAGATTCAAATGATGTCATATCATAATGTGTTCCATTTGGATAAAAGTCATAAACATCTGCAGTACCATCCAACAACTCATCCTTCTCCTCATTTAAATTATCTATTCTTTCCTCTATTGCCGACCACTCATCATCATAACTTTCTTCTCCGGCATCAAGATTATTTTGTTGTTCCTCTAATTCAACAATTTCTCTTTTTATTTCTTCAACCCTTTCTTTATCATCATCGGTTAATGTTTTAAGATCACCTTCCTGTACGGCATATTCAAAAGCGACATGTGCCTTTTCTCCAACCTCATCCGTATCATTTAAATTCCATTCATCGTCTTCTCTTTTAGTATCCTGTTCTCTTTCCTTAGCTCTTTGTCTTCTTGCATTCATCACACCATCATAAGGTGTTTGCCAATATCTACTATTTCCTGTAATTTCAACATTATCTAATGATTTGATATTTGTATAACTTATATCAATGTTTCCAAGAACCTTAATTGGTCCAAGATCTGTTAAAAATTTTTGTCCTCTAAATTTTGATAGATCAAGGTCACCAACTATTACTAGTTTTTTTCCTTTAAATCTGGATAATCTTGGAATTGATGTTGCCTTATAATAAACAGCTTTTAAAAGATCATAATATTGTTGTGGAGTAATTCTTACTTCCTCAACTTCTTCTTCCTCTTCTTTTATAATCCTTTTAATTCTTTTAACCAAAAATGATTCTGTTATTCTAGGTAACTTTTTCATACAATAATAAATACTCAAAACTTGACAAATATGAATGGTGTATGATATTTATAGAAAAATAAACATAATAAAAACAATTGTTATGGGATGTGGCTGCAAAAACAAAGGAAATCAACAACCAGCTCAGGCTGCTAGACCAGTTCAGGAACAAAAAAATACCGTTCCTAATCAAACTGTTCAAGATTCAGTTAAAAAAATAGTTGAGAAATACTATAATAAAAAATAATTTCCTTTGCGCAAAGAAAACTAAAGGTGGATAATTTTCCACCTTTTTTTGTATTTATAAGATATGGCAAGTTTAGATAGATTTATTGAGTGGTTTCATTCCGGCTATGATGAGGATTTTGAAAAGGTTTTAAAAGTATTTAAAAGAACTAGAAATTTTTTAAAATTGGTTGCTAGTCGTGAAATGCAAGATAAGATTGATATTGGTTATATTCCAAATAGAGAATTTAAAAATGATCCGGAACTTTTTAATTACCTAGGTGAAAATGGGTTTTTAGATAATGTAAGTTATAAAATTATTGATGAAGAACAAAAAAATTACTACCTAGTTTGGTTAATTGAAAAAGATGTGAATCAAGGTTTGAAATTTATATGTGATAATATATTAAGTGATGTTGAAATAAGGTCCGATGGTTACTGGTTAAAACTTGCTGGAAGAGAAGAACTTGCGGAATTTTTTAGAAGTTACAGTAGAGAAACAAGTCCGGAAGATGTTGCAAAACAAGTTTTTAGTGAAGAAGGTTTAGATTATGGAAGATTTTGGGACACGACTGACGATGTTTATGCTGATGTTATTGAAGTTCTTGATGATTCAAACATAGAAATTCTTAAAAAGTACATAATGGAACATATTGGAAATAGGGACTTAAATATTGAAGAGTATGGTGCTGATTTTTTTCATGAACTTATAAAATCTCAAGGTAGAGAAGATTTTTTTCAAATAACAGATAATGATGTAAAAAATTTAATTGATGATTCAGAGGCGATGAATGAATTACTTAAGGGTGATTTATCTGATTTAAAAAGTGAGTTATATTCAGTTCATACTAATGCTTATAATAATGCTTATGAAACCGAAGTATATGATCTTGTAATGGAAGGTCTTGGTGAGTTTTTTTCATCTAGAATTGATGAAGTCCAAAAACAAGTTGGTGAAAAAACAAGATATATTCCATACATTAAAATAAGTGATTTTTATGGTAATGTTATGACTTTTTTAAATGATTATAAAGGATATACTGATACGTTAGATTATTTAGGTAGTTATACTGAAATGATGAAACAATTATTTAATGATGGCTCTTATGAACCTATTGATTTTAGAATCCCTGAATATGCTGACTGGAGTTTAATTGATAAATATATTAATGAATTTTTTCCAGATTACGTATAATGAATTTAGATAATTTAATAGAAGGTTTAAATAAACGAGATGACAAGGCCATTGATAAGATTAGAGCCATGTTTGGTTCTTTAACCAAGTTTGTTAAATATTATGTCAAAAAAAGAAAAAAATTACACAAAATAGATCTTCATAGTTATTGGGATGAGTGTAATAGTTATGAAGAAGAGTATTTCAATACACTTTGTTTAGATATATTAAATGAAGCCGGTCCAAGTTATTTTATTCAATATTTATCAGATGTTGTTTATGAAAATGAAACGTATTATGTAAAACCTTGGCAATTAAAAGATTTATCTTCTTTATTTTTAAGAGACGAAAGTAAAATTGTTGATCGTGTTTTTGATAGTGACAATTACGAACATTTTAGTATTGAACCTAGGTATATTAATTACTACTATGATATAGTAAACATCCTTAATGATAGAAATAAAAAATACTTAAAACAAAGGATTTTAGAACTAACAGATGGTCACACTTTTAGTGAGGCTGATTTTGAAACTAGTGATTTTGATTACTTTAACGAAAATGGTGAATTTATTATTTCAGATAACATTGATGAAATATTAAAATCAAGTGATTTGTTTAATGAGATTATAGAACTAAATCCGATATATGATATAAAACTTGAAATGGAAAACTTGTATAATTACGCATACAATGAAGCCTGGGGTGATGTTATGTTTAAAAGGATTTTTGATTCAATGTCCGATATTTTCTATCCTGAATTTACTTGGGAAAATGGCAAACCAAAAATTAGAATAGTCGATTTTCCAGGATTTTTAAGAACATTTTTTAATTGTGCTGATAATTACACAATAATTGACCAATATGATTTCATAACTTTTCTTTTCCATCTCATAAACGCTGATTGTATTGAACATCCAGATTTCAAAACACTAGATTATCCCTCAACAGATAAAGTTGATGAGTATATTAACGACTTATTTATTGAATATATAACCTAACTATTTAATTATTTAATTAAAAATTATATTCATTATAAAAAAAATGATATATGAGAAAAATTAATAAAAATTCAAGAAGAGGTATTGTAAATTTACTTGCCGATTTTATTCTAACAAGAATAGACAAAAAAGAAAACTCAATTATCCAGGTTACAGATTGTGAAGCTTTTATGGTTATTCATGGTCAAACAACATCAAAAGATATTCTGGATCTGGATAAGATTAAAGCTGACTTCTTTGAGTGGTTTAAAGACATACTTGATGAGGTTGGAATTGAAAACATAAACACCATTGATATTATCAGATATGATCAAGAAGTTGGTAGTATTGAAAAGGGTTGGGTTAGTGTAAATAAGGAGGTCTTTGTTGAGGAACCAGAACCGATCCATGAGTTAAACGTATCTTCAGAATTTCCTTATGGGTATAGTTTAAATTGTGGTCGCTTAATGACATATTACTCACACTATGTTTTTAATCATATGTATAGTTTAATGGGTGTTGATAATGTAAATTTTTATTTTACAAAAGAAGAAGATGAAAATGAAGATCTAAAAATAAAGATTGTTTCTGATTCCAAATATAATAAAGAGATTATTAATTCTTTGGTTTTAGATGTATTTTCCTTTGATCTGGAAGACTTTAAAGATTATGTTAAGAATTATGACCTATTACAAGATATTCTCTTTCCTGGTAAAGATAAACCCTACACAAAACAAGATAAGTTAGAACACGTAATTGTATTCTAAAAAAGAAACCCCAACTTTAAATTGGGGTTTTTTATTATCTTTCAAAAAATTCTCTTATTATTTCAGCGCCTTCATCAATATCATTAAAATCTCTGTCTGGTGCAAACAACTCTGTTAGTGGTTGTTCTGAATCTGGATTTTCAATTAACATAAAGGATGGAACATAATCGTTTCCAGTAATATCAACAAACATATTGTATTCATCTTCATGTTCGTGAATATCTCTATCAACATACTCAATACCTTCTTTATCTAAATTTTCTTTTAACATCTGACAAAAAGGACAACTTTTCATCGTAAAAACTACTACTACCTTATCCATTGATTAACTCTGTTACTAAACCATTTATTTGACCTTCTGTTAAAACACCAACTCTTGTATCAACAAGTTCTTGACCATTGAATATTTTAATTGTTGGTATGCTTCTAATTCCTAATGATGCTGCGGCACCTTGATTTTGATCTACATTCATTGTGTACATTTGAACATCCGAGGAATTCTCGGTTGCTACTTTTTCAAAAATAGGTTTCATCATTTTGCATGGACCACACCATTCGGCCCAAAATTCAACAATGACTTTTTCACCATTGTTAAGTTTTTGTTGTAAATCTATACTATTAATTTCCATTTTGTTTTAATTTAGTTAATTGTTTAATGAAAAGAGTAACCTCACTAAGTTTACTAATTTCATAGATTATTTTTAATTTATATAGTTGACTATCATTCCAAGATAGATAAAGATAAATATCTGATCTGTTTTTGAAAATACCCTCAAAGTGAAACATTTTTTTATCTACCTGGAGCCAAGTACTTTCTAAATATTCGGTTGTAAAATTATCTCTACTAATTAAATCTTCCGGAACTAAATTTGGTGTTTCAATTAAAACTGAACTATATAACAAACCAGTATTTTTATTTAATGTTTCAATAAAAAAATCTTCTTTTTTAAAAAATTCCATATTACAAGAATAAAAAAAAGTGGTCAAAAGTGACCACTTAATCTTAAATCATTTCTTCAGCAAGAGTCCAAAGTTTTGTATTTATTGTGTTTTGAGCGATTATATTATCAATCTTTCTCATTTTTGTAACTTTACCTCTTTGGTTTGATACTTGAACTCCACCACGGATCATCTTTTCTTGTACCACATTGAATACTTTCCAAAGATCATCACCTTCATCATCTTTTCTGTTTGGTGTAAGTAAACCAACAATCTCCAAGTCATTCAAAGTTTTTTCAGCGTTAAATCTAATTTTTGCTGACTCACGAACAAACTTAATTTTTTCATCTATTGTAAGTTCTCTTGACATCATTCGTCCAACTGACTGCTCAATCATTGGTAATTTCTTTGAGAATGTGTCTGCCAATTGTTTAACATCGTCAAGTTGGAATGTATTGTGTCTCATTGTAAACTTCTCGGCAACTGCTGTTGGGACTGTTAAACCATTAGAGCAAACCAATCTATGTAAACCGGCACTCATAGAAAAAGCTGACATTCCATTGTGTGAGTTTTTGATAATCGCCTCAACTAAAGTGTCACCAACTTTAGGTAATTCACCGTTACGGAATCTGATCTCGTGTAAAGAATGAATTCCTTTGCCTGTTTGTTTTACAGATGCGACTTCCCAACCTTCACGGTCAAAAAATTCAATAACCTGATCTGTTGGGACGAAGGTGTATTTATCAGTCATCTTAGGAGATGGTGATGTTGCAAATACTGAAGGAGCTTGGGTTTTAATAAGTTCTGGTGTGTATAACATATATTTAAATTTTGATTACATTACAAATGTAGTCATTTTTTTTAAATCACAAAACTTTTTTTAAAAATTAATTTAAAATTATATCACCAAAACTTGTCTTTTGGATTACCTTATTAAGGTATTTTTTTTCTTTTGCCTCAACAACAACAAATTTTAATTCTAAAACAGCTTCAACAATTTGTTCTTTTGATAAAACAATTTCTTTTCCTTCTTTAAAATTATTTTCACACTTTTCTCTTAATTTTTGGTAAAACTCATCCTTTTGGAGGTCACCAATTAAAACCATTAAATCATTTGGGTTTTTCTCAAAAAACTCAATTAATTGTGTCATATAAATTTCTACGTCTACACTCATGTTCTTAAGATGACATTTTACAATGTTGTTTCATTTCAGGTGGATAGGCAATCTCATATATATCTTCTTCTTCACTTGTTACAAATCTTGTCATTGCTGATGGTAAATCACCTGACTTAACTCCGGAACCTTCAAAACTTAAAAACTCAAGACAGTGACAATTTTCAATACTTTGAGGTACTTTAGTTAGTTTAGGACAATTTGTTATATTAACAAAAGATAGTTGTTCTAGTTCGCCAATATTTTCAGGTAGTTTATCAACAATTTTTTCAAGAACCAAAATTTCAAGGTCTTTAAATCTTGTAAAACTATCTGGAAGATTAATAATAATATCGTCTTTAGATTTATTCTCCATTTGGAAGAATGTCATATCTTCAGGTAATAATTCAAAGAGTCTTTCAATACCAAACATTCTGGCAAACTTAGAGTTTGCATCATTAGGGTATTCAAGTTTTACTTGTCCAGGATCAAATCCACCTTCTAACTCTTCTTCATATTTTATTCTTAACTGTCTCAAGTAAGGTCTCATTTCTTTACTTAAAACAACTTCCATATCATTTTCTGAAAGTTCTTTAAGTGATTTAACAAGTAGTTTTTCTTTCTTCTTGGAAACATAATAAGACATTGCACTTGGTGATAAAACTCTTACCATTCCAGCGCTTAACTCTGTTCCAAGTCCAATATATTTTTTCTGTAATTCTTCAGGTAAGTTTCCAAATATTTCATCACCTTGATTCATATTTCTAAAATCAGGACCTCTTAATTCCATCCACAATTCAACTTCTTCTGGACCACCCAACTCGGTTAATGGGTCTGTAGTTTTAAGGTTGTAAGATTTATATCTTTGCATTTTTGCTTGATCCTCATCATTAAATGGTTTTCCAACCAAATATTGTTGTTTACCTTCTAACGGTGGGATTTTACCTACAATCTCTCTCCAAGGCACTACTGTACCACCAGCAAATCTTCCAGAGTTAGATCCATCAGCTAATCTCATTTCACCATATCTATCAACAAGAATTACTGAAGCATAATTCAAATCTGACGTTGGTAAATTTTTATTTATAATATAATAAAGTGTTAAATTTTGATTTAATCTATAGTTGTAGTAATAATTTGAAGACCCTTCCCAAGAAGTACACCATCTTCTATCTGGCGCAAATTTCTTTCTAATATTAATACACTTGTGTTTTTGATCTGGTGCAAAAATTAAAATATTATCATCTTCATAAGCAATATCAACATCACTTGTATCAATTTGAGGTAGTGAATACTCGTCTTCTGATATTCTTGTATAACCATCAACAACATGTTCAAACTCTTCAAAATTCATAAAAGCAACTAATTTAGTTCTTAATGGAATTACGTTGTATTGTGCGACATATCTTTGTGCTCTAGGTAATATAACCGTTAGTGGATCCTCATCTGGAACTTCTTTGTGGTATTTTTCAGTGATTGCAACAACAAGTTCGTTATTACCATTCCTATCAAATCTACTAAAATATTGACCAACTAACTCATTAAGTTCAGTTGGATTAAATGTTGTAACATCTTTACTAAAAGCTTTTGCTTTCTTAACAAGAGTTTTAACCTCAAAAAATTTTTTGATATTAACTTTTGTTAATTGTAAGTCTACTTGAAACTTTCCTCTCCAGTTGGCAATATAATCTTGAACTAATTCATCAAGGTCTTTCTTACTTTTTTGTTTTGTTGCTTTATCGGCAATTAATTGTTTTATTTTTTCATATTCATGTCTAAAAATATCTTTGTCCTCATTTGAAAAGGCGGCTTTAAATCTTTCAAAGTCGGCTATGTTTTTTCTTATATCTTCTTCGGAATCTTCGGTTTCTTTTTTGAACTTATCAACCAATTTTTTTACTGTTGACTCCGGATACTCTAATAGAACTTTTTTTGTGTTAACATTTTCTTTAACTACTTTAGATAATAGATTGATTAATTCCATAATTTGTTTTTACTATAAATATTATAACCAATGAAAAAATAACTATTTATTGTTTATATGTCAATTACTAATATTTATTTTTATTAAAAAGAATATGGAAAAGAAAGAAGCAACAAAAGTAGGATGTCAGTCTTGTAAGACAGACAAAGGTGTTATAAGAACACAAAGATTTTTAATTGGTCTAGGTATTATTATGTTTTTATTATCCATATACGGAACCGTAAGTCTTATCCAGGACATCAAAACTCTATTTTAATTTCTACTATATTTTAAAAATTGATTAATTAATAGATCACCTCTAATACCATCAACAATATATCCCTTTCCTTTTACCCTTAATGGTTTTGAGGTATCTATATTTTTAGGGAAAGCAATTTTTATGGTCCCAGCTGGGTGTGGTATATCAAAACCATCAGAATTTAAATCTTCTAACGTAAAATATTTATTATATACTAGATTATTTACAAATTTCTCAAAATTTTGATCGTTTTTCATAAAAACTCTTACAATTAAATCACCATAATTACCATTCCTAAAATCACCAAGACCTTGTAACCTAAAAAATTGTCCATCGTCAATACCATGTGGTATTTTAACTTCAACATTTTTAATTTCATTTTTATCACCAGATCCGTGACATACATGACATGCGTTCTTAACTATATTACCAGTTCCATTACATGAATTACAAACCATATTAACCATTTGAACAAACATTCCATTACCCATGGTTCTTACCACATTACCTGACCCATTACATGTCTTGCATATTTCTTTATCTCCACCACTACCATTACACGGTTCGCACATACCTTTACGTTGGTATGTAATTTCCTTGTTTAAACCCAAATAAGATTCAACAGGAGTAAGTTCAAGGTTAATATTTGTTGTATGATTTCTTTGTTGTCTTTTTTGTCCAAAAGCCATATTAAATAGATCTGTAAAAGAAGGATCGTGTCCTCCACCCATATTTGCAAATGGATTTTTTCTTTGAGTATCATATTGAACTCTTTTATTTTCATCACCTATTGTATCATAAGCTACAGATATTTTCTTAAATAGTTCTTCGTCACCACCTTTATCCGGATGATTTTCTTTTGCTAGTTTTCTATATGCTTTTTTTATATCATCCTGTGTTGCTGTTTCAGTAACACCTAAAATGTCATAATAATTTTCAGGGTTCATTTATTTAATATTTTTTATATACTTTTAATTATAATAATTTTTTTATGAAATATCTAATTGTTCTTTTCAAAAATAAAGAAAGAAAAAAAATTATAAAGAAGTTTAAAACATTAGACAGAGCTAAAAAGTTTTATGAAAGTAAAATAGATGATAATGGAATTTACTTTGATAAGAAAGTTGAAAATGGTAAAAATTGTAATTTTGAATTGGCTCTTGTAGAAACAGATCCAGATGATTTTGAAAATTATTTTATTAAAGATGACTTGGGTAGACAGGTTAAAGTTGAAACTGATGATTCAAAATATAAAATAATGAAAATATCAAATTATAAAATTGAAGATTTTATTTATGATATACAAAAAAATAAAAGACTTAATTTTATAACATTTATAAGAAACTATATTCCAAGGGAAGGTATAAAACTAGTATCCAAACTTAACAACAAAGTGGTAATACAAAATGATGAAAATTTTTTTTTGTTTTCTTTAAAGTCAGAGGACGAATCAAAACGGTTTTTAACGGTACTTGAGGACTATATGTTATCAAACAATAGGATGGATTGTATTATTGTGTCTGACGATAGTAATAGACAAAAAAAATACCTTTACGAGTTGTTAAACTCAAAAGGTATTTCAAAATCAATGTTATATAAAAAATCAACTACTTTTTTTACCGGATAACAAATTAAAAAATTTTCTTAATTTACCAATCTTTTCTTCAATTACTGGTGGTTCTTCAATTACTGGTGGTTCATAACCCTTTAACATAAAAATTATTTCAACACCAGAGATATCAATCTTAAACCTACCAACATTTTTACTGTTTTCTTTAAAATCTAACATAATTTTATAGAAATCAGGTTCTTCTAGTTCAAATAATATTGCAGATTGTGATGTTGGGAATATTTTTTCCATAGCATCTGTTATCATTGCAATTTTTTCTAAATACCCAATAGGACCTTCTTGATTTTCTTCCATAATGTTAGTTTAATTTCTTTTTTAGGTTGGGTAATTTCATCTTTTTTAGTTTTTTTAATCTGATCAATGAATTTTTTCTTTTCGTTTTCTAATTCAATTGTATCCTTTTCAATTTCATTCTTCAACCATTCCAGTTGTTGCTCCTTCTTGGTCAGAGTTTGTTTCTTCGTCTTCTCCATCTAAAGTGTATTTTTTTGGTGAAAATTCAAATTTCAATTCGTTTAGTGATTGTAGATTTTGTTTTTCAAACAAGTTTTTTAGTTCGCTTACTTTGTCGTTGAATAACTTTTCTTTTGCTTCCAGTTCTTTATTAAACTTAATTATATTTTTTATATTTTCGGCAATCTGATTGATTGATTTTTCTTCAAATTGACTAACAAATGATATTAACCTTTGGTTTTTGTCTGTGGATTCATTTTCTAAAACACTGTCTTCTTTTATATATTTTTTTGGTAATTTCCAAGATTTTGGAAAAGACATGTCAAAAGAAAGATAATTTTTTAATTTTCTTACAGACTGTATGTATGGGTATAGATCACTAAATTCTTTATAAATGCTCATTAATATTGTATTAAGTATGTTATTATATATGATATAGAACAACCGTAGAAAAATAAACTTTTTGTGTCAAATATAATTGCCTGTGGTTGTTCTTGAAATATAGAGATTAAAAATTTAAAAAAAATCCTTAAGCAAGATACTATTGAAAATATAAATAGAAATAAAAATATAGTATTAATATTAATCATTTTTTTCTTTCTTAGAGTGTTCCAAAATTTCTTTTCTCAAAACTTGCATAAGTTCTTTAATCTCTTGTGCTGCTTTTCTGGCTCTAGTCCCTGCTGAATTATTATTTTTTTCAAAAAATTTTGTTGTTTCAGAACTCAATGTTTCTGTTAAAGTTTTTATTTTTTCTAAAGTTTCCATTTTTTTATTAATTTTAGTTTATTAAACTTAATATACTTAACCAAAAGTATATTGTAAAGATTATATGTTTATGTTCTTATCAAGATTTTTATAAATTTCAAGAATCATATCAAGATCAGATCTAGTAAAAGTTTTTTCAAAATCAAAAACATCTCTAAAAAAAATGTCTATTGAATTTCTTATTTTTTTATCTTCCTGTTTATAAAAAATTTCTTCAAAAAATATTTTAAAATAAACGTAGTGATCACCTTCTTCCTCAAAAAGAATCTCCTCTTTTTTAAAATCTTGTAGAACTTGTTTCCAACACCAATTAAAATGATTTTCTTTATCTTCTTCGGTCATATCTATCCTTGTCTCACCATTTTCTGAATCACCTAAATATGTTTCAGTAATTTTTAAGTACAAAGAATTACAAAAATCATAATATAATTCCATTTTTTCTGGTATTATGTTATTTGTTCTGAACCAGATATCAACTTCTTCTTTGTTAAGTTGTTTTGCAATGTAATTAAAAAAATTATTCTCCATAAAACTAGTCTATGGAGAATAATAATTATGTTTTATTAATTTGTAAATTATTGAGTCTTTCTATCGTAAGATATTAAATTTTTCATTTTAGAAAATTCTTCAAATAATAGTTTTTCAGCTCTTTTTTCTTTACTTTCAGTTTTAATATTTAAACCGGAACCTGAGTTTTCACCTGTGCCGTCTGTGATTGGTTGTTTAGATTTTCTGTATGCTGCCATTTTAGCTTTATTATATTTCCTATCCTTCATTTTTTTAACTATTTTTTCACCAAGTTCAGTTTCCTCTGCGTTTGCCCACTTAGGGTTGTTTCCAGTTCTTGATGAACCTTTGATATTATCTGATGTCCAATCAACATCGTATTCAATTTCATCTGGTACTAAATTTTCCATACCAGGTCTCATATAATCATCCAAAAACTCTTTTCCTTCGTCTGACATACTATATTTAGTAGTTTTCATTTTTTCTAGTTGACCATTTCCTTTAGGAAAATTTTTTGGGTTTTCTTCGTAATCACCTTTTGATCCATCTTTTAAATAATCTTTCATTTTTTTACCAACAGATTTGATATAATCATCATTTTCTTTTTTAGATTTTTTAACCGATTTTTCGTACTCACTATAACCTTTTGGTGTTCTACCTTTATTAAAACTTTTTTCTTCTTTTAATACAATATCTTCAATAAGGTTTAACATTTCAGATTCGGTAAACATATGAATACCATCTGTTGTTTTAAGTCTATATGTAACAGTTTTATTAGATTTTTTAGCTAATTTATCAATAAGTTTAACAAATGTGTTTTCAGATAATAATTTGGTTTGTCCTTTATAGTTGATTCTATAATATGTTGATTCCTCAAGAGATGATCTATCTTTGTATGTTTTTCCACCTAACTTAAATTTTTCACCTTTTTTAGTTTTTCTTAAGGCGTCGGTAAAAGCGTTACCTTCTTCCATTTCATCACTATCACATTGTTCACAAGTTTCACCTTCTTCAACTTCAATTTCATAAATAACTTCTTCTTTCATACCGCATTCCATACACTCACCCTCTTTCATTTCACTACCGCATTGTTCACAAGTTTCACCTTCTGAAACCTCAATCTCATATAAATTTTCTTCAACATAATCAAAAGATTTGCCTTTATTTAATTTAAGTTTTTCCATAATTTCATTTGCTTTACTTTCTATAGTTTCATTAACGAATCTATTTTTTATTTTTTTCATCATAATATAAATATCACTTATTTGATGTTTTGTTTATTTCTTTTGAAATAATTTCCTTTATGAAGTCCTCGTGTAAGTCGTACCTATTTGAAATTCTTTTGACTACATTATTTAGCATTTCGTTTTCAAAAATATTAAGTGCCCCGATATCACCTTGATTGCAATATGGGAATCTTTTACATTTTTTTTTAACCTGGACTCTTTTTGCTCCTGGCATATAATTAGCTTTTGCGTTTCTCCAATGTTTTCCACTCATAGACTTTGCCCAAATCTTGTTTGTTTCATATGATCCAGATGATGCTGTTGAGGTTGCTTCTTTTGTTTCAACTTTTTTTGGTTCTTCACCAGAAAATAAAGGTTCAAAAGCACCTGAACTTCCACCGGTTGCGGTAACTTCTTTTGTTTCAGTTTTTTTCTCTCTACTATCTAAAATTGACCTTAAAAACGCTTTTAGTTCATCTGGTTCTTTTAGATAATCTTTCATTTTTTCTTTTATTTTATTTGCTGATAATTTTTTATTTTTTACCAACAAATAAATTTTTTTTATATCGTCCGAATCAATTAAGTAATCTTCAGGTTTATTTCTTTCGTTCTCATCCTCTAACATTGCATGTTTTTTAGCGTCTGGATATTTATTTAGTTCACTAGATACAGCATCATTGAACATTTTTTTTAAATCATCTTTCATTACTTAAATACTAATATATAGGTTAATGCCCCAATTATGGCCCCACCAACTATCTCAATCACTGTATTTTTTGTTTTTATTTTACCAATATCAACCATTAATTTTTTATTTTCTTCGTCTAATAAATTAACCTTTTCTTCTGTTAGACCTATTATTCTTAAATTATGACTATTTGTCTCTTCCAATGTTGATATTGATTTTTCTTGAAAAATTATTTTTTTCTCTAGTTCGGAAATTTCTTTTGTTGTTTTTATTTCAATTGATTTTAGTCTATCAAGATAATTTAAGTCATTTAATATTTGTTTACCAATAGAATTTGGGAAACAAATCAAATTAGTGTCTATTTGCATTTCTTTTTGCGCTATTGTGGTAAAAGAAAATAATAAAAAAATTAAAGTAACTATGTTTTTCATATCTTAGTATTTGTATCTCAGCCTAAATGAGCTGTCAATTTGTTTATTTGTCATCCCAGGTATTTCTTTTGCTTTTTGTTCGTAATAATTATTAATTGTTTTTTTCTCAACTCTTATGTTTGTAATGTTGCTGTCAATTTTTTCTATTTCTTTTTTATAAACAGATAGGGAGTCTGCTAATTTTAATTGTATTTTTTTTAAACTATCTATATTATTATCTAACTGATCTAGTTTATATTTTAATAGTTCGGATCTATCTGGTATAGTTGTAAAAGATCTAACTAAAAGTATGATTAATAATAACACGACAGTGATTTGTACTATCGTTTTGAAATTGTATTTTAAAAATTCTCTCATGATTCTGGTGTTTTTTTTCTTATAGCAATTACTTTAGACCATTTAGATTTAAATTTTTCGTAATATTTTCTTAAATTAACCAGGAATCCTAAATATTCGTCATCAATTTTTGTCATTGTTCCGTTTACATATATACCGTTGTTTTCTCCAATTGAATAAAAAAACTCAACATCTAATTCAGTGATTTTACCTGACCACTCAACATTATTTTCATAAAGATTTAACTTATTAAAATCCACTAGTTCTGAAACTTCCGCAACAAACTCATCCATGGTTTCTTGGAAAGCTTTTTTATCTTCAGTTGTTAATTGAGAATCTTGTTTGTCTTTTCCGTGAATAACAATAATACCACCTGAAACTCTATACGATCGTTTTTTTTCTGTTTTTTTTATGGTTTCTTCCTCGTCTTTGTTTTCAGTGTCTGCGGTTTCGTATTCTGGTTCCTCAAGGTTTTCATCTTGTTCTTTTAATATACCATATGAACTTTTTATATTTTTGTTAACTTGTTCATCTATTCTATTTGTAAGAACTTTTCTTGAGGCTTCTAACAAAGTTCTTATTTCATCATATCTATTCATCTTCTATGTTTTTTAAAAAGTATTCAAAATCAAATGAAGGATTTAAGTCAGTAGTTTCAGTAAAATAATTACTTCTTGTGACTATCCCTTCAAATTTTTCAATTCCATTTATTTTAGTGTTATGACCAACAAATTTTTTACCTATAGTAAATTCTTGTATTAGTTTTTTACACAGAAAAATACAAGAATTTGTTTGTTCACTTGTGTATTTATCCCAATATAGGTAATCTCTCCATTTACGTTCAAACACTTCTCCTTTATAAATATTACCAATCCAGTTAATATATCCTTTTTTAAGTGGTTCTTTTTCTAACCAACCTAAATTTTCTAAAGAAATTATTATTGATTTACTATCAATGTTTTTATTGTTGAAGTTTTTGGAGTACTTTTCAGGACTTAGTGTTTCTAAAATTTTACCTTCTTTATCTATAATGTAGTTTGGTATTTTGTCGTATTTACCATTAAAACGGTACTTTAGACTCATCAGATATTGATTTATATCTCTGGAGGTATGTGTTAAAATTATTTGTGTTTTATTTTTATTTTCTCCTGAATTTTTGAAACTACCGTATTTAATAATTTTATTCATTTTTTATAAATAAGTCTTTTTATATTGTCATTTAACTCCTGATTTTTTTCTTCATTTGTTTCTGTCCAGGTTTGTTCTTCTGGTATTTTTAACACTTCTCTTTTAATAATTGGTTCTTGTTTTTCAATATAAACCGGAACTTCAACAATCTTTTCAACCTCTCTAATAACTTCAACCGGAACCTCAACAATTTTTTCAATTATTATTGGCTCTACTTGGTCGGTGGTTAGTCGGTGGTTAGTCGGTACTTGATCGGTATCTTGGGGGGTAGTTGGGGGTTGGTTGTGGGTTGGTTGTGGGGTGACATCTTCTTTTCGTCTTGATTTAAACGCTTGGTTTGTTGCAATAACTAACGTAATTGCCAATGGATCAAATACAAAGATTAGAATTAATATAAAAAGATTTGCAGTTCTTTTAATATCCCAATCAAGTAACTCACTAACATATTTAATAGCGCCAAGTTCGCTACTTACAATATCTTGTGATTCCATATCTAAAATCTGAACATCAAGTTTTGTAATACTGTCATTATACCCATCAATTCTTTTTGAAATTGTATCTCTTCTTGTTTGTGCTTCTTTTAATTGTCCTTCAAAAGATTTTCTATTTGCATTATTTGCTCTAGTCACTACCTGTCCAGTTCTTTGGTCAACGGATTGTGTAGTCGTATTATTAGATAATCCATCTCTTAGTTTTGTAATATCACCGTCAAGAGTTGTTTTTTCTTTTGTCAGTTCAAGTTTTATTTCTTCAAACCTTTTTTTCTTAACTTCAACATTTTTTACTTGTTTTTCACTTATTTCAAGTTTTGCTATGTTCCCTTGAAAGCCCGTACTTAAGAGTCCATATATACCCAAAGAAGTAATAACAGAAAGAACTATTAGTGCAGTAGTTAAATAAATTTTTAAAACCCCATATGTTTGTTTCCATTTATCGTGAAGATATGTTGCTATAGCAATCTTTGAGATTTCCAAAAATGATCCCATTATAATTACTGGTATTGCAACACCAATAAAAACAATTGATAATCCAACAACACTATAGTAGGCTGCGGTCCCTGATAGACCTAATGCACAAAATAACAAAAACCAAGGTAAAAAATTTTCTTTCATATTATAATATTATAATTAATAAATATGAAAGATAAACAAAAACCCCACCTGTATGGATGGGGTTACGATCTTAATAAATCTGGGTTTATTTTTACCCAAAATTTTTTCTATGCTTCTCTTTACGAGTGTATTGTTTCTTACTCTTCTGAACGATAGGTCTTGTTGCTGCCCACATTTCTTGTATTGTGATCTCTATTGTTTTCATTTTTTTATGTTTTTAAGGTTGTTATCAATTATTGTTTAACAAAGATACAAACATTTTTTTAATCTCCAAATAATTTTTGTGGTATTTATATAAATATGAAAACTTTAATTAGAAAATTTTTAAATGAATTTTTATTACGAGAAGAATTTAATGTATTTTTTAGTGGTCAAATAACAGAAACAAAATACAAAAAATTTATTTTAGAATCTGGTAGTAGAATTACTCGTAATAAAGATATGCAAAATGAAATTCAAAATCATGCAGATAAATTGGGTCCAATTTTAGGTAAATTCAGAGATAAAAGAAATAATCAAGAAAAAAGCGCTTTTATTAAGATAAAAGTTGGTTTACATTTTGCTGAAAGAGTTTTTAGATCTGAAGATAAGAGTGATAATAGGTTTAAAAAAGTTGATAAGTTTGAGGGTGTTGATGTAATAGTAGCAAATGCTGATAAGATCGTTCAATTACTTATGACACAAAATGTAACAAGAAATGGGGTTATTAAATTAAAAAGTAAATTTAGGGATTTAAATTATGAAATTTTGTGTTCTTTGGAAGAAAGGATTTCTGGAAACCCACCTACATACAAAATAGAATTGTTTAATCAAATAAAAGGAACCGGTAATGTTCAGTTTGGTAGTGAGCCATTTGACCACGAGTTAAAAGTTATGAATCCATATTTTTAAAAAAAACAACCCCCCAAACTAAATGTAAGGGGGATTTAACTGGTGTGGCTTCTTCTAACGTGTCACTCCTTTAACGCTTGGCAGGGTATATCCAAGAGACCCACTTAACCACCATTCTTGAACGTATTGGGCCCATCGTTTTAAACTTATAGCGCAATTTTCAGTTAAGTATTTTTATGTTCTTAATTCAACAATACAAAGATACAAAGTTTTTTCTAATTTCCAAACTTTTTTTATAAATAGTCAAACAATTCTGAAGATTCATTACGAAGTCGTCTTAGAGCTTTCTCTTTTATCTGTCTTACCCTTTCTTTTGTTAGGTTAAAATCAGATCCAATGTCTTCCAAAGTTCTTGGTGTTCCGGTTAGACCAAAGTAATCACCTATTATAGATTTCTCACGATCATCCAATACATTAAGTAATGATAACAATTTGTCTTTTAAGATGTCTTTTGTGTTAAACCCAGCGTCAGGCGCAACTGCATCATGGTTTTCAATCAAATCAATAAGTGTATCACCTTCTTCATTAATATTCATATCAAGATTAATTATTGATGGTAAACCAGCAAACTTATCGTCCAGTTTTTTACCAGATTGTTCAACTTCTTTCTTTGCTTTTTGTAAGTCCTGAACAACATTTACCGGGAGCCTTATTGTTCTTGCGTTGTCATTTAATGACTGTATGATTGATTGTTTAACCCACCAAACTGCGTATGAAATAAAACGTAAGTCTTTAGTCCAATCAAAGTTTTTAATTGCTTTCATAAGACCAAGGTTACCCTCAGCAATAAGATCTGACAAATCAAGACCTTGGTTTTGATACTGTTTTGCAACCGTTATAACAAAACGAAGATTTCCTTCTAATAGTTCTTCTTCTATTTTTTTTCTTTCTCTTTCTGAAATACCATCTGATTTCATTTTTAAAGCAAGTTCCTTCTCGCGATCAGGAGTCATTACTTTAATCTTTCTAATGTCTTTTAGGTAGTGATAAATCTCTTCCTGGTTAATTGGAACTCCGGTGTTCTTTTCCTTCATATTTATATTTGTTTTGAATATTCGTCTAGTTTGTCTTTTTCAGCTCTTGTTAGAGACTCAATTCCATTCTGTGAAATCTTATCCAAAATTTCATCAAGAGTCAAGTCACATATTTGATTTTTTAAAAATTCTTCAACACGAGTATTGTGTTCTTCCATGAACTTTTTAACATCAAAAGCTGGTTTATTATCCATAAATATTTCTTTTACGCGATTTTGTGTTTTTGGTTTCCTTCCTTTTTTATTTATTTTTTTCAAATGATCCAAATGTTCTGGAAGCATGTTTGAAGTCATAAATTTTGATGTTTGAACTAAAACATACATAAAGTCTGGAAGTTCATCATGAACCAAATCAACAAAGATTGTTAGTTCTGGCTGACACATATCAGATTCAAAATGGAATATTGTGTGTTTGTCACCATACACAAAACTAATTTCATCTGATTTTGATACCGTTGATATTTCTTCAGCGATTTTTAAGTTTGTGTTTTCCTTATCCCAAGTATCGTCACAAGGGTAGACAAATAAGATGTATTTCATAGTTTTATTTTTTAGATACTACAAAGGTAATAAAAAAATCAACTCTACAAAACTTTTGAAATATTATTTTCTTTCCTAATCTTAACCACCGTGTCTGCCCACTGTGTCACCATAGGGTTATGGGTTATCACAAATATCTTATCAAAATAATCTTTAATCTTCAAAAAGAATTCAGAAACCATTTCCAAGTTATCATTACTTATTTTCCCAAAAACTTCATCAAAGACAACGACATTTGGTTTTGGTAATGAACATACTTTACTCAGTACTGATCTTAAGGCGAGTGATGCTATTGTTTTTTCGTAACCAGATCCAGAAGTCATTAATTTCTCAATACCACTATTGTTGTCTACCTGGATGAATTCAACTTCTGACTTATCATTAATTCTAATTTCTAGTTTGAAGTAGGAAGAGTCCTCCATCAATCTTTGTAATTCTGAATTAATAAGTGGCATCATAGTTTTCATAATGATTTTACTAACACCATTTTTACCATAACTTTCAAGATACATCTTATAGATCTTATCCTTACTTTCCTCTTCTTTGATTTTTACAATCAAATTTTTGTTGTTGGTAATCTTTTCCTGGTTTGATTTAATATTATATTCATTTGAACTAATCTGGTTATTCTTTTCTTTTAAAAGTCTGTCATAACTTTCAAGTTTTAAATCAGCTTTGATTAACATTGAATCAATCTGGTCGTTTGTTTTAATTTTATCCTGAACCTCACCCCACCTTTTTAATTTATCTTCCAGACCAGAAATTTTTAAATCACAACTTTCAATACTCAATTCATATTTTTCTTTTATAAGTTTGTTTTTCTCATATTCATCAAATTGTCTTTTCGTTTCAACAAATTCTTTTTCTTTGTTGGTTAAATCCGTCATTAACTTTTCAATAACCTTTTTTTGTTGGTTAAAACCATCAAGTTCTGATATTTTTTGTTGTGTTATCGCAGCGTTCATTAATTCAATACCACAATGTTCACATTTAATACCACCTTTTACAGATGATTGTAATTTTTCAACTTCAGAAATCTTTGTATCAAGTTCAATTTTTGATTGGAATTTGTTTTTATACTCTTCTTTTACTTTGTCATGATCGTCTTCTTTATAGAATTGTTCTGGCTCAACAACCTTCAATGTTGAAAGTAGGTCAACATAAGATTGTTTTTCTTTTTTTAAGGTCTCTATTTGAGATTTTGTTGTTTCAGGATTAAGTAACGCAATTTCTTTATCAATGTCAGAATGTTTCTTTTTTAACATTGAGTCTCTATAATCTTTTCCTTTTGTAATACCATCTTCAATTTCTTTTACCTCATCTTTAAGAACCTCAATCTGACTATTTAGTTCTGAAATTTTACTTTCATAGTTTTCAATATCTTGTTTTAATTGTTCCGAACTATAAAGATTTGATATTTTTGATTTACTAAATGAAGAATAGATTTCTTTTGCAGCTTCTTCTTTTTTCTTTAAAAACTCAAGACCCATAAATCTTGAAAGGACCTGTCCTCTGGCTGTTGGTTTTGATTCCAATAATTCTTCCAGGTTTGTTGCTGTTGTAAGAATAGTCATTAAGAAATCTTCTTTGGTTCCAATAGAATTTTTAATGAACGCTTCAGTCTCCCTTCTTTGTTCTCCGGTAAAATTCTGTAGTGAACCATCGTGTAGTTTTTTAAAGAAATCAAGTTCGGTTTTAACATTCCATTCACCCTTCTTTGATTTTTTCCTTTCAATGTTTCTTACGATAATATAATCTTCACCATCAATTGTAATTTCACCTTTTACAACTACCGAGTCTTTATCGGTAAATCGGTTAAATACTTCTTCAGCTTTTGTAGTCTTTGTTGTTTCATTAAAAAATAAGAACATTAATAAATCCACCGATAATACGGTCTTTCCACCAAAGTTAGGAGGATCAGACTCAACAACAACAATTCCATTTATTCTATCAAAATCAAGTCTTTGATTTTCACCATATGATAAAAAGTTGGAGAACTCAATGTTTCTAATGTACCACTTTTTAAATTGTGTGGTATCAACATCTTCCTCTTTCATTTTGTTCTCAACCATTTGATTAAGTTCCAAAACTTCTTTTAGGTGTTCTCCATATCCTTTGGATTCCAAAAATTTCTTTAACAAATCAAGTTGGTAGTTTACATCCGTTATATTCATTGAAACGTCTACTGTTTGCATAGTTTCAGTATCAACATTCTTTACTTTTGTAACAACATTAACATTTGTAGTGTTATACTTCTTTTGGAAGTAATGCTTAACACTTTTCATCTTGTCTTGTGTGAAATTTTCTTGTAGGTCTTCCCACACCACCTGGATAGCTGGGTTTTCAAACTTTGAAAAATCCAAATCTTTTATCATAATATTGTAATTGTATAATTTTGGTGGATTAAATAAATCCATATTTATTACTGTTCGTTTTCTTGTTTTGTCTCTTCTCTATCCTCAATTGAAAACCCGGCACTATCAAGTTCTGGTTCAGTTTCTTCGGTGTTAAGTATTTCCGGATTTTCTTCTTTAAATGATACATTTCCTTCAAATTCAAACCCTTTAATCCCAGTGTTTGTTGGCGCTGTAACAACCTCAAAAGGAATTTGTTGATCACCAACTGTAACATTAAGTTTTTCCTCTTCTTGTTTTTTAGCCATTTGTTCCATCATTTTATTCAATGCGTTTTGCATGGAATATTTTGCTTGTTCAGCTTTTTTGTTTCTTTTTGCTACTTTTGCTCTGTGTTCTTTAGCTTTCTTTCCCATTTTTATTTATATTTAATCGTTTAAAATTTCTTGTTCGTTTTCTGGTTCTTGATAATATTCAACTTTTTGTGGTCTGTTTTCTTCAAACCACTCAATTATTGCGTTTATTGCCCACACTGAACCCGCCGATAACATTCCATCAAAAAATACAGAAACATATTCATTAAGTCCAATAAAATTATGAATAGGAGAAAAGAAAGTTAGTGATAGAAAAAAACCAACCCAGGTTGAGGTGCACAATATGCACTTTATTAATTCAGAAATAAATTTGAATATTGGTCTTGTAAATACAAAACCTTCATCACTTCCCGCAGTATGGATCCCATCTCTTAATCCATTAAAAATTGATCCGTAGACCAGAATGGTTGTCATTCCATATGCAACCAACATAAAAATTACTAATTGTATCATATTGTATCATTTATATTTGAACCTCTCAAGAATACTGCATTTAATTTATTTTGTCTAGTATTTTGTAGATCCTGGTTTATTTTTGTTAAATCTTTTATTTTTTCATTTTTTTCTGTGAGTTCTTTTCTCAATTTTTGTAAAGTTTCTTGAAGCATTTTTTCGTTTGTGTCGTCTACCTTAATGTCTAAACTTTGTCTAAGTTCGTCTAACTCTTTATCCTTTTTAGACATTTCGTCTTCCAACTTGGTGATTTTTTCACCAAGTTCATTTTCATTACTTCTATCGTAGATTGTAACTATTTTTTCAACCGGAACTTCTTTAATTATTTCTTTTTCAACAATAACTTCCTTTATAATTTCAACTGGCACTTCCACCCTTTTTTCAACAATAACTTCCTTTATTAATTGTTTTTCTTCAATAACACCAGTTTTTAAGTTTTTTTCATCTTCATTAAGTGTTTTTTCTAAAAATCCGTATTTTTTTATATCAAAACCTTGTTTAAAACATTTCAATATAAACCCATCAATATCTTTAATTTCATTTTCAGAACAAAATGCAGACACTGTCTGCATCATCTTCTCATTAAAAATTTTTGAGTAATTCGGTTCCATTTTCAATATCTTTTTTCTAAATTTTCATACCACCAAAGTGGTTGTAAATTTGTAAAATGACATAACTTATAAATTTCATCTTCAGTTTTACCACTTACTAAAGGAATTATATGATCTATGTGCCAACCATTTAATCCATAATTTTCCCAACTCATTCCGTCTTTAAATTGTTTTTCAATATGTTCTTTTAATTTTATTGGTTCACACCCAACAATTTCAAAAGTTTTGTTTTTTTTGATTATATTTTTACTTTTCAGAAAATTTTTAACCCTACTTCTAACATTACACCTAATTTTGAATACGGCATCATACTTTTTTCTTTCTTTAACGTAATTTTTTACTTTTTCTTCATTATTTTCTTTCCATTTTTTAATTCTTATTTTTTGTTTTTCTGTATTGTTTTCTCTATATTTTTTCTTTGTTTCTTTATGTTTTTCAATATTTCTGTAATAAGTTTCCCTATTCCACTTATTGGTTTTTTCTTTATTTGTTTTACGATATTCGTTAATTTTAATTCTGGTACAAACTTTACATTCATTTCTAACACCGTCTTTTGAATCTTTCCTAATGTGGAAGTCAATTATTTCTTTTTCAATAAAACAAACATTACAAGTTTTTGTATCTTTCATCTTTATAATCTTTAAGAAGTTTATTTACCAAAGAAGATAAATTAATATGTAATGACCGATAAAATTTTAATAATTCAGGATCAAGTGCAACAGACACTTTAGTTTTTTTATCTTCATCTTTTATTTTCAATCTTCCCATATATAATATAAATATCTCAATAAATTAAAAAGTGTGAATAATAGTAATTAAATATTTAATAATTTTTCTGTTCCGTTTTCAATATCCTCAAACGATTTTATTGAAAATTTTAAGAAAGGTCTTGGATTATGTAAATCAATATATTTATATTCATTTCTTTCCAAATCATAAATCCCGAAACCGTGATTTCTAATACTCTCACCAATATTCTGTTGAATTGGTGATCCAATCATATATCCTTTTCCGGTTTTAAACTTAAATTCTTGTCTTTTATGAATATCACCACATAACACAATATCAAGTCCATTGAATTTTTCAACGTCATATGCTTCTTCACCAAAATCAAAACCAAGATCTGTTTTCATGCCTTGAATTGGCCCGTGAAATAAACCAATTTTAACACCTGTTGCAATATTTAAATCTGGTGGAATGTTACCTTGAAATTGCGAAAATACACACCAACTAACATTTTCATCCTCATATATCCCACGATTTTTATGATAAAAAATATTTTTATTATTTAACGAATCTACAATTGGTGTAATACTATCTAATCTATCTTCATTTCTTAAATTAGCATCGTGATTTCCTGGAATAATAATTGTTTTTGCAATATAGGAACATTCTTTTAAAATCCAACTAACCATTTCAATAAGTTCCGGTGTCATTTGGTTTTTAGAGTGGACGAGGTCACCGGTGAATATAATTCTATCAGGTTTAGTTTCTTTCCACTGATTAATAGCATCTTCAAGTATTGACCGGTAAAGGTCGTGGTCTTTAAATAATCTGATGTGAAGATCAGAAAAGTGTACTAGTTTTTTTATCATTACATTACAATTTTTGGTGGTGATCCTAAATCATCATATCCGTCTTCTTTAAATGGGTTATGAGGAACTGGTATTGGTTCAAACGTAGGTACATTAATTTTTGGGTTTGAAAAAAATGGGTCAACGTCTTTTACTTCTTGCATTTTTTCAATAATAGGTGATATATCAATATTCTTATCTTCCAATTTACCGTGTAAATATCCTTCTAACCAAAAATAAAATTCTTTATAACTTAACATACTTAATCCTCCTCAATACTAAAATCATATTCATCTTCGTTTTGGATTTTATCCCACTCTAATTCTTGATCTCCTCTGAAATCAACTTCTTCATAAAACTTTTCTTCATCTTCTTCAAAAAGTTTTGCTTCTTCATCTGTTAACTCGGTAGAATACTTACAGATTGTTTTGTAAGATTCAAACCATACTAATTTTTTACCCATTTTTATTTAATTTAATTCTCTGTTATAAAGGTTTACTAAAATAATTCTTGCGAATCTAAAATCTTTTGCTTTATTTAATTTTAACCCATAAGCAAGAGCAACACTTTTAAGGTGTGGATATGCTTCACTTATTGTCATTTTTCCTATTTCCATTTTAATCAAATAATTCAAATTCTTCATTTACAAATCCACAGTTGTTACACATGTAAGTTGGGAATGGAACAATTGTGTCTTCGTGACTTCCGGTTAATAGTTTTGAAACTTTTTTCAATAATACAACTTCTTTAAAGTATTTTGATTTACATTCAGTGCATTGAATTGTTTCTTGTTCTCTTAAATTGATCTTTGGTTTAATAATGTCATCCATTTTATTTATTTTTTTAGTTTATTCAACATTGGTTTAATATTCATATCAAGTATAGTATTTATTGTGGATTTATCAACTCTGTATTCCACATATTCTCGATCATTTGTCAATCTTACGATGATGCAACCCAACAATTTTATATTTTCATATTTTGACCCTTCAAGCATTTTAAGAAGTAGTTTACCATACAACGGTAACTGTGTCTTGTAATGACCTAAAGCGTTATTTGGTAGGTATTCAAATGGAGGTCGCATTGGTTTTATGTACTTTTGTACTATGAAGTTTTTTTCCTGGTTTGTCTTCCAGTCTGTTATCAATATTCCAATCTCACCGCTTGTTCCAATAACTAACCAAACTTTATCTGGTTGTCCAGTATATCCAAGTTCTGGATGACCCAAAACAATTTCTGTATCAATTAAAACACACCCTCTTTTTTTTAATAATTCAACGTAGTTTTTACCGGCAACAATCATTGTGTCACTTATAACAATCTGTTCTGCGTCACATTCAAATATTGGTTGTCTTACTTGTTTGTTTACATTAAATTCTTTTAATGTGTGGTCTTCTAAAAAGTAATGAACTCTGGAACCCATATTTGTAGATTTGGTTCCTTTTTCGGCCCATTCGGCAAGTAGCTTTTCTGTTTCATCTGGGTCTCCACCTGACATTTCAAATGCTTTTTCTTCTTTTGGAAACTCATCATAAAAAAGTTTCATCACTTTTGAGACAGAAGGAAAATTAGAATGTAGTTTTCCGTCCAAATCAAGCATTGTGTATTTGTGTGTATCTTCCTCAAAAGTTAATTGGAAGTCCTTTTGTCTTTTGGATAAGATATCTCTTATTTCTTGTGCTACTTTATATAAATCCATTAGTCTCTTATTTCAATATAATATTCGTTTATTTGTCCTTTTAAATCACAGACATCTCTATCGTCTGGCAGTTTTACAATCTTTATTCTACCCCATAATTCACCACCATTTAATTCGTGATACAATCTTACAGCATTAGTCCAAGCATCACCATCCAAACAAATTATAACATTTCCTTTTGCATTATTGTAGATTGTTTCAAAAAGAAGTTCTGACATATGTTTTCCAAGCATAACAACTGGATTATCTAAAAACATTCCATCAAATGCTCCCTCAACAAGATATATATCTTTATTCCAATCAATCAAATTTTCCCAGAATATTATTTGGTCTTTCTCGGCTTCTGGGTTTCTATATTTTGCCCTACTATGTGGGTCCCAAGATCTTCCAACATAATAATTAAGTTCTCCATTTTTATTATAAGATGGGATAACTATTCTACCAGAATGACTTCCTTTATCACAAAAACCAATTCCAAATTTTTCAATTATTTCATCAGTTATTCCTCTATTTTTAAGATAATTATATGCTTGTCTTCTAACTGGATATACCGGATGTGAGTCTTTGAATAATGTAAAATTTTCCGGGAGTGTTACTTTTGGTTTTTTTATTTTAATAACCTTTTCGTTTTCTTCTGGTTTTAAAATAAAATATAGTTTTTTTTGTTTTTTATTACCAAACTTATCAAATAATTTACCTAACTTACCATGGGTTCCTTCGCTATCACCACAAGACCAGCATTTATACACATTATTGAAATAATTTATTTCCAAATTATGTTTATTCCTGTCTTCATCACAAACAGGGCAATTGAACTGTATCTGACCACGATTAGGATAGTGTAGTCCGTGGTCACCCAAAACCTCTTCCAATAATTCAACTAGTGCTTCTTCTTCATCCATTCACTATAATATAAGTGAATTTTTTAACTTAATCAAATATTATTTTTTTTCCGTTTCTTTTTGATTCATATAAATCGGAAACGTTGATATAATGTTTTAGAAATCTTTTTTCGTCTATTGAATTTGCATCAATTTTAATGTTTTCATCTTTGTGTTCACACTTTGAAACCTGGATTGTGGACCAAATCCATAAATTTTCATATAACCAGGTATTAACCATATAATCATAATCCCAATTATTTTTTTCACACTCTTTATGAATATGTCTTCCAATTTCTACAGTACCAATTACGTGGTCTCCAAGTTTTTCTCTTTTTTCAATAGATTTTTCAGTTCTTATAGCAAGACTTAAACCACTTTGTGTTCCAATTCCCATATAACCCAAACCACGATAAGAATCTAGTTTTAAATCTGCTTCAGGAGTATTTAAATCAATAGCATTTTTTAAATCTATTAGTTTTCTGTAGAAATATCTTTGATATTTTTCTTTATTTTCATTCCAATAATGATCTCTTCTAAAATCATTAAAATATTTTTTTACATCTATACCCATACTGAAATTATATTATTCTACAAAGATAAGTAAAATATTTTAAATGGACAACTACACAAGATTTTTTGATTATCTATATTTATCTAAAAGAAAGAAATTAAATGCCTACGGATATAACAATAACAGGTCTTGGTGGTTCATCCCCTTTTGATGTATATGTATGTGATACAGGATTGACTACTTGTATTTATGTTAACACAATAACATCTGGAGATGTTCCATATCTATTTGAAATACCACCGGTTTTTTCTTCATTAACTAATTTCACAGTAAAGGTTGTTGATAATAACGACTGTATTGTGACTTCAAATTTATCAGTCTAGATGCCTTGTAATAGTGTATATTGTATAAGTGGTGCTAATGTGTATGACGGAAATTACGGAATTGCTCCAACATTACATAATGGTTATGATTATTTTACTGGTGATACATTACCAACTTATTATATATTCTCATCTATAACAGAAAATTGTTGGTGTTTATCAACAATTCTTGATGGACCTTGTTTGTTATTTGGTAAAACACCTTGTTTAAGTTCTTGTCCGGATCTATGTGATTCTTTTTTTGGTACGGGTCCTTGTCTTACACCAACCCCAACTCCAACACCATTTTGTAATGTAGATTTTGAGGCGATTCTTGATTGTGGTGTTACTCCAACACCAACTGTAACACCAACAAATACCCCAACACCTACTGTTACACCAACACCAACTCAAACAAATCCTTGTGGTGGTATAAGTTTAACGGTTACAGCTGTTAATTATCCGGCATCACCAACACCTACACCAACGCCTACCGTTACACCAACTCCAGACATTACAAGACCTTGTAATTTTACAGGGGTTGTGACATTTAACACAATAGATGATTTCTTGAGATGTGCAATTAGTAAGAAATTTAGAGATTGTTCTAATGGTTTCTTATTCCATAGTACTCAAGTTATATTAACACCAAGTGGTGTTGTTCCAACTGTTGGTACTGTATTTAGAGCAAACATAAATGGTGATTCAGTATGTGTTGTTTATGATGGTCAAGTTGAAAATATAAGTGGTGCCGATGATATCACATTAATTGAGGAAATTGGTTCTGAGAGTTTAGGTGCTTGTATTAATTGTGTTCCAATTCCAAGTCAAACACCAACACCGACGCCAACTAATACGCCAACGCCAACACCATCTCAAATCCCAGTAGATTGTGATGAGTTTCTAATTGAAAACACAGATCCTTTCAATTCAAATTTATATGACTATAAAAATTGTAGTGGTGAATTTGTTTCTATTTCGGTTCCGGCTAGTAGTAGTGTTACAATTTGTGCGTCTGTTGCACCAATGGATTCAACATTTAATATAACTCTTATTGGTCCTTGTTTAATATAAAAAAAAATATCGTCTAAAAAGACGATATTTCAAATTATCAGTATTTTAAACGATATTATTTCCAAATTTCTTTTAACCTCATAAATCCTAGGACACAAGTATACGCATCAGTCTGGTCAAAGTTTTCTTTTTTAAGTGTGTTATTTTTTGTGTATTGCCAAGTTATTTGAGGTTCCCTTTTTGCTACTTTTTCCCAAATAATCATTTTCTTATCAATATCTTTTGGTAGACCACCAAATAAAACAAATTTTTTCTTATCATTTTCTTGTACCAATTCAGGCCAAGCAAATTTTCTAGCATTATAGGTTGAAATGAATTCGGGAACTATACCTAATATATTATAAATTTCCTTGAAAACAAAACTATTGAACCTTAAAAGTGTTTGTATTGTGTATATGTTATTTGAATTTAATAACGGTTCTTCAATAACAACTCTAACAATACCTAAATTAACATATTGTTTTAATTTTTCACCTATAACTTCAGATTTTAAAATTAATTCTTTTAATTTATCATCATCACCTTTATCCATTTTTGGTCTTGGTGATATATGTGTAAGTTCTAACAACTCCTGTGTTTGTATATCAAATAATGACCATCCAATAGTTTTAGTTGAGATATCAAGACCTAAAACTTTAGGTGTGTTTTTAATTTGTTTTGCCATAAATTAATTCTAACATAAAAAATTTTAAACTGAATGTTTAGAAGTCTAATTTGATAACAAACTGTTGTATTCCTTGTCTTATTACCGGTGATTGTAATTTTGACATAACCATAATATCTTTGTTATCATCAAGTAAAGCAATTTCGGTAACATATGATTTTGTTCCTTTTTTCCAAGTCGGATTTGATGTGTTTTGGAACTCTGTAAAATTAAGATTAATCTTATAGTTCATCTCATATATTGTTGCTTGAATGTCAGTTTCTATTGATCCGTAGAAATAATACTCATCACCAAAATTAAGATTAGGTGTTGTCGTACCAAGAGTCGTAAGATTAATATAGTCATTCAAATTATATGTTGGTGCGGAATCATAAAGATCTTTTGTCACAATAAATGTAGTACCAGTTAATGCTGTCTCAGTTATATAACCATTTAATGTTTCACCGCTTAATGAATCTGTAAAATCAATTATTTTCCAACCTGAAGATGTTGGTCTTTGACCTGTTGTTACTTTTTGTACTAATATTTCTAATCTATTAGCAAAGAAACCTGTTGGTATATCACAACTTGTTGGGCAATATGTTGTTGTTGTAGTTGTTAGTGGATAATATGTTGTAGTAGTTGTTGTTGGGTTAAATGTTGTTGAGGTTGTTGTTGGGTTAAATATAGGTTGGTTTAAACATTTAAACTCTGCTCCAAATCTAACAGCAACATTTTTAGATGTATCAGGATTACAATCATTATTATTTCCAGAAATTTTTGAATAGTAGTTTGAATGTAGTGAATTTGTAAATTCAGCATCATTTGACAATCTATAAGTCACAAACATTGTCTCGTTACTACTAGTTAAAACACCATCAACTGTTGATGTTGCCACACCACAAGTATTTGGTGTAATTAAAGAGATTTGAGGTGCTGATAATGTCCAGTTTCTATTTGATTTATAAGACATCGCAGCAATTATTTCCTCATCATCAATTATAACTAATTTGCTATCTGGGAATACCTTACCAATTCTACTTGGGATTCCATTAGCGTTTCTATTTGTGTCCCATAGATGGTAATATCTTATTCCTGGTTGATTCATTCCATCATTTTTGGTTGACTCAATATAATTAACCTTAAATAAATCCAAATCATCAAAATTTGGTGGATCAACCCAGAATGTTTCTCCAAAACAGCATTCAGGATTTTTATGCCACATTAACCAAGGAATGTGTAATTTAAAATTTCTTGCTTGTCCTGTTGTATCTTCTGGATTTGATGGGTTGTATGGTTGTAATGCAAATTTTTCACCATAGAAGAAATCAATAGTTTGATTTGTATAATGAATAATCGCAATTGCTTTTTGTTCTTCTGGTTTAACTTGTACTATCTCATCAAATGAATTATAATAATATACATAGTCGGTATCTGTTTGACCAGAACTTGAATTATATCCAAAATATTCTTTTGTTCCAATATAATCTATTGATCCAAACTGATCATACCCTTCATAAACAGTTGAATTAAGTCCAGCCGGACTTTCAGTCCAAGGAATATTCATATTCCAAACCTTAACATCAAATTGATCTATATCACAAACTGATTCAAAATTTATCACATCATCGGACCAATGTGGTCTTGGTGTAATACTATCATATAAGGATGTCATTTTAGGTGGATAAATAACTGTTCTTGCGTAACAATCAAATACCAAACCTGAAAAATCTGGTGTATTTCTATCTAAAGTTATTTCGTTTTCACATATTGCAACAATCTTGTATGTTAAAATATGATAACAAGAGTTCATTGGCATTTCACACTTAGCATCCGGTGGTGGAGGACAAGCTCTACTTGGTGTTGGTGTTATACATGGTGTTGTAGATGGTGTTGGTGTGGGTGTAGGTGATGCACAAGGATCATAGTTTGGTGTTATACTTGGTGTAGGTGTTACAGTGGGTGTTGGTGTTGGTGAAACAGCTGGTGTTGCTTGACAATCGTCCCAAACTAAAAAGAAATCATCTTCAGTCAACATAAATTCATCCAATTCGGTCATGATTATACATGTTTCTAAAATTGGTTGTGGTGTTGTACTAGGTGTTGGAGTTGGTGTTGGTTGTGGTGGATAATTACAACCACAATTTTTTAACCCATTTCCATCATAATATATTGTTATAATATCACCAACAGATGGTTCATTTATATTATAAATGTCACACTGATCGTAAATAAGTTTTACTTTATTTGTCCCAACAAGTGTTGCCATATCAATAACATAATTTGCTGAAACAACATACTTTGTATTTGTTAATACATTCCAGTTTACACTTGATCCTGTTGTAATACCACCAAAAAAACCACGTAAAGGTGCTCTATTAAATACTGGTTCAATTACTGAATCCATATATGGTATACCAAACGTGTTTCCAGCACTTCCATCAACATAATAAGGGTATTTTACACTTTGTCTATTTGACTGTGGAACACCGGATGAATTTTGTGTATTAAATGGGGGTTCTAACACAAAACTATTTGGTTGATTATAGTTTAATGGTGTTTTATCATATGAAACCTCACTATCTCCAATTTGGAAATAAGATATTTTAAAATTACCTTGGGACAGTTTTTGTCGTCCAGTATCGGTAACTCTAGTGTTAACTAATCCTGATGTATTTTTAAGTATATAACTCATTTGTAAATAAATATCATTTGTTTCATTTTATATGATTGGTGCCGTTAATTCTTGTACTACATTACCTCTACTTTGCGCTTCTTGTGTTATAAGTACATTACAACACTCGCAGCCTTGGATTTTTGCGTTATTTAAAAAAGCACTTGTATTACTTGTTGCGGCGTAACAAGTTGGTAACGGAAAAATAGGACTAACTGTATTGAATATTGTTCCTAAAAAAGTTGAGGTATTATTTAATGTAATGTTAGACCAAGTTGAGGATGTTGTTGTAATATATGTTGTACCATTACATAAATTTGTTGTTGTTATATTATTGATTATCGGTGAATTTGGAATCATAGGAAATCCATTTACCAAAATGTTTGCACCAGAATTATTTGTTGCTGAGGTTGGTAATGGTGCAACATTAAACTGTGTGTTAGTAATCAAATCAAAAACAACATCAACACCATTTGGTAGTGGTGGTGTTATTGAGATGCTTAAATTATTACCAGATCTACTAAGTGCAATGTTGTAAGTTGTTGGTGTAGAACTATTTGTTAATGTAACAATTTGTGTTTGCAATGTTCCGGTAGAGTCTTTAGTAACGATTGAGTAATTTCCTCCACCTAAATTATTAAATATTGGGTTATACTGGAAATTAGATCCACCATCTTTTGAGTATAGGTATGGTGGTATACCTCCACTTGCTGAAACAATTATAGAACCATTACTCCCACAAGATGGGTTATTTTGTGTTAATTGCATTGATAATGGTGGTAAATTATCACAACTTCCTTCTACAACAGTTATTATGGTTTTACCGGCACCTAAAATTTGCCAACCATTTAATGGTGGTACATCTGGATTAGGGTTATACACAACAAATCCTGTATTTCCTGAAATTAACCATTCTTCAGTTGTTCCTGTATTCCAATACATAAATAAATCACCACTAGTTGAAAGCCAACTTGGTTTATTGTTAAAAATCCCGTCGTAAATAAAATCAAAAAATTCTGACTGGAACATTTTTTCAATTGGTCTTGTATATATTACACACAAATCATCAAAAACAATTGGTGATATTGTTGTACTTGTTGTTGTAGTTGGTGTTGGTGTTTCGGCGGATAAAATACAGGTTGATGTAATTAAAAAATCACCATATGAATCTGTTACTGTTGCTTTATATTCTCCAACACCTAAATTATTTATTGTTGTTCCAACGCTTCCATTTTCCCAAAGTATCTCATATGGTGGTGTTCCTCCTGTAATATACAAAGAAGCAGAGCCATCAAATGTATCGGTAAAACTTGGGTCAACACTAATACACTCAACACCCATTGGGAATATTGTAATCACATCACACTCATTTGTTGGTTCCAATGGTGTATTTGGTACCGGAAAAAATGTTGTAGTTGTGGTTGTAATTGGAAAAAAGGTTGTTGTTATGGTTGTTGACATCAAATATTTTTATTTAATAAATAATCAATTATTTGTTTTTTCAATATAAGATCTCATAACTTCTATATATTTTATTGTTGAACTTTTTGTATCAACATAATCAAAATAAGTTGGGTCCTCTATTAATTTTTGAATTGGGTCTATGTTTATATACTCACCTTTATAAAACTTTGTTTTTTTTAGGTCGTCTGTAACACCTGCCATGTGTAATATTGAGTGTTTTTTATAAACATCAACATTATCTGTTGCCCAAGAAAATGAAAGTTCATTAACAACTTTTGTTTTAAAGTTGTGTAACCATAGATTCCATAACACAGACCACATTTCAGCAGTCCAAAATTGTATTTGACCTGGATTTATTGGAAACTTTCTTTGGTAGATCAACATATTATTGTATAATGTAAAAGAATCTAAATATATTTTTTCCCAAAGTTTGTAATCTGTATTTTTTATAATGTATTGACCTCCACCAGAATTTTTTTGATTTTCTTTTATTAGATTAACACTTATACCTATTGTGTCAGCCATTTCTTTTAAAAGTTGACCTTTTTCAGAAGTTGGGTGTTGTGATTCGTATCTTCTACAACAATCCATAATATAATCATAACCAATATAACCAATTGTGTCTGAAAGATAACATATATCATCATTTAACATTTTTTCAAAATCTGGTAATTCTCTAAATATAATATCTGCATCATGTAAGAAAAAACATTTACCATATTGTGGGTATTGTTCTAACCATTTATAAAGTAAAAATGGTTTTATACTTGGGATATATCTTTTATTAACTCTTTCGTCCTTGTATGAATGAATATTTATTCCAATCTTTTTAAGATCTTCTGCTCCTTGTGAAAGTTTATTATTTCCTAAAGTTGAGAAAATGACATGTATACTATTTGGGTCAATTCCTTTTTCTATGAAATTATGAACATATAGTTTAACTTGCCAATGAAAATACGGAACGTCTGGTTGTGCTGTTACAAATAATAAATCTTTCATACTAAAAAAGTATAAAGGATTGTTTTATTTTATAAATAATATAATACTTCAGCAGTTCCTAAAAATGTTGCATTCGCACTTAGTGGTGTCATACATACCCACATTTCGTCAAGTGTTCCATTAACATTAGAACCAACTCTAATTTGGTTATCGTCCACCTTAATAGTTGTAAGTGCCGATGTTCCTGATTCACCAATTAAGGATGTCATAATGTGACCTGGTGATGTTATTGTCGCTGTCACAGTTCCGTTATAAACTGAGTATTGGAATGGTGAATTTGGTATGTCTGTCCAACTTGGGGTTGCAGATAATGTAGGATTAAATTCAATAGTCACTAAGTAATTATCATTTGAGGTATTTAAAATACTCAAACTACTATATTGTGATGTTACTGTTTTATAACTTTCTTTAAGTCTATAACCAATATATGGGTATTTTGTACCTGATGAATTTAAAGCTGCACTTGTTGAGTTTTGAATACCTACAGTGGAATATAACCCGTTTAATGCCCCTTCTGAACATACTTGTGAACACATCATATCAAAATATCCAGAACCAACACCAACCTGTCTTATCTCATATCTAATTGGTTGATTGGGTGATGACATATAAACGTTTGGTTCATTATTCGCACAATTGTGTTCTGTAAAATAAAATAATTGTCCTGCGATATCCAAACCGAATCTCATTCTACCAACACCTAACCATTGATAATCAACCGACATTAAATTAGTGTTAGACCAATTTATTCCTACTGGGTCAAACCCATTATTATCCCACACTGTTGTTGTGGCACTATATACCGTTGTACCCGATCTCCATATCTGAAAACTAATTTCATTTGTAACCCCATTACTTTCCAAAAAGTATCCATCAAAAACTGAATTATATGGTGATCCTGTTATTGACGTAAAAGCACCAACTCTTTTTATAACGTTTGTTTCCAATTGAAAATTTGAAAAGCTTGCTTGGAATAGCTGACTTTTTCCTGGTTGATAAATTGGGTGTGTTTTACCTTGTCTAATAACTAAATCATTATTTGCGGATGTTGACATTCTAACTCTTGCATACTCTTGATTAAAAATAGACGTTGCGGTTCCTGCTGTAACTTCGTTTACTTGTAATGGATTTTTATCATAGACGTGTTTAATGTCTACTAAATTTTGTACCGCGGCAGTTCTTAGTCTACCAAAAGCATCAAGATTTGGACTATCAGAATAAGAAACTTTATTATTAAAAATGAAACTCATATTATCCACCAATTATTATTTCTTGCCACAAATGTAAGTGACATATAGTTTATGTTCATATCTATATAAGTATTACCATCTATTAAACCAGTTGTTGGT